AGTATAAGGGGTCAGGGGGGCAGGTCTACGGGGTGTGTGCCAGTTCAAAAGGTGGCACACGGGCGGCTGACCCCAGTATACCTAACTCCTACGCTGCCACGTTAAACCGACTGTTGTTGAAGTTAGCGTTAGAAAAGACCTCACGATTCACGAGTTTGAACATACCAAACTCATTGGTCATGACATAACCTTCTGCATCGATTCGGTTGCCGTAGAGATAAGCAGCAGGACCATCATTGCGGCAGAGGAACAGGCAGTCATCTTTGATCGACTTCACCAATGCCCACAGACGCAGCAGGTTAGCATCACATTCAAAGTCATCAGGATTCACTTCTTCACCAGCACGAATGCAGGCGTTGATTTGCTGTTTGATCTTTGCCGCTTCTTTATCAGAAACAAACTCACATGCAGTAGACATTTGACGAGCAAAATCTACAACCTCTTTCACATCAGCGAAGGACTCCTGATTGTACAGGATGTATGCATTCGGTTGCACGAACTTCACCGTGTCAGTATCAGTCCAGATGCTACGATCAGGCATTGCCACAGCGTCACGAAGATCGCTCTCAGCATAATAGCAAGTGTGCGGAGCGATGATAATTTGCTGGGAAACTACATCGGGAAACTGATACGTAATGGTGTTGGGAGTGTATTCGGTATCACCACCGAACCCGATGAAATCGCCCTGATAGATGGTTTCAAAACGGGGCAGATAATCGAAGCAAGCGTGAAGAATACGTGCAACTTCGCCCTGATAGAAGAGATCGATCTCCTCATGATTGTGGGCGATACGAATCTTTTTCTTGTTGAACACTGCTTTAGTGCCAACGAAGAACGTACCAGTTGCAGGATCAATCCCCCACACGATTGCAGGAGCACCATCAATTTTGACGCTCAACTTGCCGCGAGCAGTGAACCAATCCAGGCACGAAAGATCACCCGTCAGGATGGTATCTTCGGGGTGTTCGAGGTGTGTGTTTTTCATACTGTTAGTATTGCACGAAAAAAGGGGAGTCGCAACCCCCCTTGTGCCACCTGTTCAACTGTCACTCCAGCAGGTCGGGATAGTAAGACTCAACCTCTGAAATCAGTTCCTCATCAGTATAACTGGTGAGATTTTCTTCCATCTGGTCACCAACAATACGCATCAAATCTTTGGTGCTCATGTTGTCAAGCAAACGGTCGATGTATGCTTCAACCAGTGCTTCACGATCAAAAGTGTTAGTCATTTCAGAACTCATCAAGACAGTGGCGGTAGGTTTGATTCAGACGAATGAGAATGTCATCCCAGAACTCTTTATCCTCATCATCATTGTACTGGTTGTTATCTTCAACCAAACGAATCAGATTGTTAAGATCGTCGGGTGTGAGATAGTTCATCAGTAATCGTAATTAGCGTTCAGGTACTCATTGACATCGAACTTTTCATCACGAAGTTCAGGAATGTCGAGGTCAAAAATCTCACCAGGAGCATCTTGAATCTCAGACCAGAGTTCATCAAACATGGTGTGTCTCTCAGGGACGAATGTAATGTATCAGGGATTGAGGTGCTTTACAAGCGCCGATGTGCCAGTTCTCAGATCGTCACACCTCATTCATAACTTTAAGACGACGAATGATATCATACACTTCCATATCATCCATGTCGATGTCGTTCATATCAACGGGAGCGAATTCTTCGAGGTTAACATTACCATTTGCGTAGATCGGAGCATAATACAACTCATCGCCATCTTCCTGCGATAAAGTATACACACAACCGTGATTGGTGGAAGTGAGAAAAATCATTGGAAATCTCAGGAACGAATCAAACATAACCCACCACGTGGCAGCTATCAACCCCTACTGTGCCAGTTCTCCAATTGGCACATACTAAGTCTCATTCTCAATAACGAAGGTCTTATTGAGAATATGTGCCAATTTCCAAACTGTCACATTAATCGAACGGATCGAATTCTTTCACCCTACAGTGGATATCTTCCCCTGGTTCGAGTTGCAGTAATTCCCGCCAATCAATAATATCTAGATCTAGATCATCATAACACATGATGTCCAGTGTAACCTGTACGATACGCTTCTGTGCTAACATGAGGTCTAGATGTGTATGTGTACTAGATTATATCATGCATAATGACGATATGCAAGACCTTCGTAATCTTGCCCATCACGTGCATAATCCTCGTCGAGCTCACGTGCATCTAGTGCATAATACTCTTCGAGATCGTATGAGTAATCTGATGCATATGTGTAGTCGAGATCGTAGTCGTCGTACATAGCTCGTCGAGATTTGATGAACGTATGAGTATTGTAGCATAAAGCTAGTCGAGATGCAATATGAACTAGATATGGAGCTCGACTAGCTTCTAGTACATATATATGTGAGCTCGACTAGATTTATTATGATATGCTGATGTTTCGACTAGATCTAGTGGTGCATAAGAGCTAGACTAGATTTTAGCACGAACTCATAAGAATGTCAAGTATTATAAGTCTTATGTGTGGGTCTCGGAGTATTTTCGCGTTCCGTGGGGGTTGACAACTGCGCGTTCTTATGGTAACGTGCTTAGCTTGCATAAGGCAGAGGGGTTTATAAGGATTCAAAAACATTAAAGATATTCTCAACAATATACTCAATTGATTCTCAATAATATCAACTTTATTGAGAATATTATAAAATACACAAATATATTTAATTTAAAGTTAGGTTAAATGTACCTCCGAATACATAATCTACAAAATTCGGTATTGTATAGAATATATTTCTCATAGTATACTATAAATCACATTTCACTATATACTATACACTTTGTTACACCATACAATAACAATGTCCAGAGGCATCATTTATCTCATTCTTAACAAGCAAACAGGTGAAAAATACGTCGGAAACACCACACTTGCGATGAATAAAGAATGGGTACACCACATAGACCGTTCCAAGAGAATGTCTGCAGAACCCTTACATAAGGCATTTCGTCAGTATGGTGTGCATAACTTTATGATTAAAGAACTGGATGAATATGATGATACCTGTTTAGAGAGTAAACTGAATGAATGGATAGACAAATATAAACCTGAATACAATCCTATAAAAGAAAAAGAAATTATACAAGAGAAACCAAAACCTATTCCGACACCTGTTGTAAAAGAAAAAAGAAACTATAATGCAGATAACTTAAAACCATTCAATGAACACACTCGTGGTAATGGTAAACATCTTGGGTTAAAGATAAGAGGAAAGAACTTACAAACTGGTGTGTGTAAAGACTATGATAGTGCAAGAGATGCGGCAATAGATGTGACAGGTAATCCGAATGCAAATGGAAATATACTAAATGCTGCCCGTAAGTACCGCATTGCCTATGGTCATCGGTGGCAGATCTTAGAAGACAAGAATAAGAAAAAAGCGGTATTTGGTGTCAGTAAAAAAACCGAACTCATTGAAGTTCGGTATGAATCAATTGCCGCTGCTGTGAGAGATCTTGGTGGCTCAGCATACAACACTGATATTGTAAGAAGTCTACGCAACCCTGGGCGTTATAGTTGGCGTGGTTACTTTTGGTTCTTTGGTTGAAGTCGGGGCTTAAAGTTTCTCATACCCTTCGGTTCAACGATACCAAAGGTATCTATAAGAATTCACTTTTTGACCTCTTGTGTCTTATACGGAACTCTACCAGTCTCGTTATACATCAGAATATCATACTTAAACTTACATTCCAGTGGTTTTTGATTGCACAGTTTTAGTGTTTCGTTAATTGTTGACTGATGTGTAATTGGACCAGAGAGTGTGTACCCAATGATTGCGGATAGAAGACAATAAACAGGTATCAGAATACTGGAAGTATTTCTGAGTCTGTGTATCCTTGTTTCTTCACGTGTTGTTCCCATAATGATGCATCCTCAATGTTATAAAAAATTGCGGTTTGTTTGCTGATTTTGTTCTTCTTGGATTTGAAGTATACAACTTGGTATTTCATCGTCATTCCAATGCCTTATGACGCCTGCAATAATGAATAAGTTAGTAAGAAGATAAGTACCGAATATAACAGTCCGTATACCAGCAATGTGATCTGATTCTCTGTCATTTTTCGTCGCTTTCTCTCCAATCGCTTTCGCCCACAGTCTCCACAACGTTTTTTTCTTCTTCATACACAGATTCTCTTGATTTGATATAAGTAAGTTCCTTCCACTGATTATTGTAACATAAAACCATCAAGCGATCATTGCGATGAATTGAACACGCTTCGTAATT